TTTTAAATACTTTATTAGTGATGGTGTTGCAGAGAATAAGGTTGGTCTAGTAACTCTTACAAAGGTTACTCACGGTATGAGACCCACTCAGAACAATCTTATCTATATGCCATCTGACTTGAAAGATGCAATTCCTACACTTACTAATCCATACAACATTCCTATTAAGCCTATGCACAAGGAAGTTGCTGTCGTTGATGGTAAGAAGATTGAGAATAGAGAGGTAGGCGCGGTCGGTCGTGCCATTGGTGGAACCTGGGTAGACAACCCTAAAGCTGCTTATAATGTTAGCTCTATAATGATCAAGGATGGCCTTATGCTTAAGGCTCCTGATGTTGCTATGGCTCCCTATATGAAGAAGCTTGCCAAGTCTGGAATGATGACTGATGAGGATTTTGAGGGCCTTGGATGGGTACTTGTCAAGGGACTTGTTACAGATCCAGAAGCCGTAGAGAAAACCCTTGATGGCCGCTATCTCACAGTTAGTGTTGAGATGACTCCTAATGATCTTTACGATTCTATTAGCGGCAGATCATACAAGACTGATGAAATGGAATGGGATATTGGCGATGACATTGATGGCGTTAAAGCCTATGGCGTACCAAGTGGTCTTCGCTATCGTGGCTATGCTTATGTTACACATCCCGCTGACGTACATGCCAGAGTAATGAATTATAAAGAGGTTGGTGGTGACGCTCTACAGCAATATTTAGAAAACTTTAAGACTACTATGGTTGTTACTGATTGTTTTAAGAATGCGGTTACTGATATTAGTGACTCAGAGATTATGGCTAGCTTTGACAATGGCCCAGTTGCTACGCTCCCAGTCGAGATTGCAGAAGATGATGTTGATCTGTATACCCAGCTTTCAGAGGAAGAGAAAGCTTTAGCAGATTCTTTAATGACTCTTGCTAGTAAAGTTGGACCCCTTGATAAGGCTCCCGGTATTTGGGTTGGTTATGAGAGTGGTCCAGAGAATGAAAATCTTAGCATTGGTGTTAAGTGTGGTAATTGTGCTCTTCATGCCAGTGAGAATCGTTGTAAAATTATTTCCCAAACCATAGAGTCAAATGGTTACTGCAGATTTGCTGTTATTCCAGATGGACTAGTCTCTGCGAATAAAACAGAACCTATGGAAGATCAAACTAACCTAACTAATCAAGAGGAGCAAGAAATGCCCAGCGTACTATCAGAAGACAATAAGAAGGAAATCCTTTCAATTGTTGACGAATACATTAAGTCAAAATCTATTGCTCCTATAGAGGTAATGTCAGAGCTTGAAGAGTTACGCTCTGGTAAAGCTATTGCTGACGAAAAGCTTGCCAAGGTTGAACTTGATACTAAGTCACTACTAGACTCTGTTAAGGAATTTCTTGCTAGTAATTTTAATGTAGAACTAGCCGATGATATGTCAGCTGAGATGTTCTCTGAAATGGTAAAGACAATTACCATTGATGATGCCGTCTGGACAACCGCTTACGTTAACAATCTCCCAGATAGCTCATTCTTTTATATTACTCCAGGTGGCGAGAAAGATGAAGAGGGTAAAACTAAGCCTCGTTCACTTCGCCATCTCCCGTACAAGGGAGAAGATGGTAAGGTTGATCTTCCTCATCTTCGCAATGCAATTGCTAGAGCTCCTCAAGTTAAGGGTCTTGCTGAGGATAAGGTTAAGTCAATCCAGGCTCGTGCCCAGAAGATGCTTGCACGTATGCAAGATGCTGGTAAGTCTAAGATGGATGAGAGTGAGTTTGGTGAAGAAATTCAAGATTTATTTGTTGAAGAAATCGATGACGCAGCCGAGGGATTTGTTCCAACACCAGGCATGGCATCAGCTGCTAAGCGTGCTCTTGAGTGGCGTGCAGAGTTCAAAAGAGGTGGTACGCCCGTGGGCGTCGCCCGCGCAAGAGATCTTATGAATCGGAAAGAACTTTCTGCTTCTACTGTTATGCGTATGAAGAGTTTCTTCGCACGTCATGAAGTTGACAAGAAGGCTCCTGGGTTTAGCCAAGGCGAAGAAGGTTTTCCTTCTGCTGGACGCATTGCTTGGGATCTTTGGGGTGGTGATGGTGGCAAGACTTGGGCTTATGCGAAAGCTGCCCAGATTGAACGTATGAGAACTGAAGATTCAGTTAAGGGTCCTTGGGTTATGGGTGACTTTGTTTACAATGAGCCAGTTGCTGAGACTGCTATTGAGGAAAGTGTTAAGTCTTCAGTCGAAGATGCTTATACTCCTGAGAAAACTTATACAACTCCGTCAACGCCAACTTTTGCTGTAGGTGACTTTGTTTCTTATCGCCTTGATAGCAAAGGTAATGAAGTTGGCGTTAGTTCAGGTTCACTTGGTGAGCAAGACGACGCAGCTGAAATGAAAGAAGGATATGGAGTCATTGATGCTATGCATAGCAAAGGAACTGTTACTCATGGTCCTGGCATGAGTGTAGATGCGTCAGAGGAGGATCCGGCAGCCATTCTTACTATTGCTAGGATGAACGAAGATGGTCTATACGACAAGACTGAGGAAGTGCTTGTCAAAAAGGCCTCAGAGCTTAGGAAGATTATGGCTCCAATTGTATGGAGTAAGAAGGAGACTCCTCCCCTTGGTGCATATCCTTCTCCTGGTATAGGTGGCTAAAGTATAGAAATTATGCTAGAATCACTGTGTAATTATTAATTTAACTTAATCCTTTTGGAGGAATAATATGGAAACTGAAATGACAACTAGCCCAGCTCAAGTAGCTGACGCCCTTAAGGGCTTGCTTAGTAATGTAATTGCTCTCTACTCTACTGCGCATCGTGCACATTGGAATGTGGCTGGTCCTGACTTTGCTCAGTATCACGAGCTATTTGGAAATATCTATGATGACATCTACTCTAGCTCAGTAGACCCACTTGCTGAAAATATCCGCAAGCTTGGTTCATTCCCTCACTCTCTTACTTATATGGTCGAGACAGCATCAATCAAAGACGACTCTATGACCACTGAAGCAAGTGAACTTGCTCTTGATATTTACAAGAAGAATGTGGTGATGCTTGCTATGCTTAAGAATGTGTTTGACATGGCTAATGCTGCTAATGAGCAAGGTGTTGCAAACTTCGTAGCTGAGCGTATTGATATGCATCAGAAGTGGCAGTGGCAACTTGGTTCTTCCCTTCAGACTGCTGGCATGGAAATTCCTTCAGAGTCCTCTGTTGAGGAAGTTAGCGAAGAGATGAGTGGGCCAATGGATTCAGTAGAAGAAACAACAACTGAGATTGTTGATAGCTCAGAGCCAGAAGAGATTGTTATTGAAGATTCTGTTGAGCCTAAAGAGCTTGGCAAGAAGCTTGATATGAATACCATTGAAGATGCAATGGATACCACACCTGAATACTGGACTTCTGTAGAGCGCAGAGTTGCTAGTAAATATAAAGAATTACGAAATCATGATATAAATAAAGCTGAGAACTATCTTGTGCAACAGGTGCGTTCTGGCTTTATTTCAGGAAAGTTTAACCCACTAGATGTGAAAGTCTAACCCAAATTATAGGAGAAAATTATGGCAACATACAGAAAGTTTAGAGATATCGATTATGGTAAGCCGATTATCGCCCCTACGCATGGCGATACGGTTGCCCCTCAGAATGACCTTGCCGCTGCGGCTTGGCTCCCAATTAGCCGTAGCGCTACCAATTCAGGCGCTGGCTATTTTACTTATGACTATCAGCGTCACGTCTTTACCGATAAGGTTGTTATCATGCCTGGTAAGCTTGTCGCTCTTACGCGTGAAAGCCTTAATGGTGACAATGCTACTTCCTCAATCAATCATGGCACAGTAGGTCGTCTTGTTCCTGCTGGTATTCGTCTTGCTTGGAAGGCTGCTCTTGCTGCCGGTGATACTACTAAGATTCTTAAGTATACGTCCAAAGATGTCGCTGAGCGCATTGAAGACCTTACAACTGGTCTTCCTGTTGCTGGTGCTGTTGAGTATAGTGTTGCTGAGGTCACTTTAGCCCTTAAGCGTCGTGGTCTTCTTGGTGCTTCAGAGACTTGTGATGCTTTCATTTCTCGCCCAATCGGCGTAGCTGCTAACGTGGTTTACGCTTGGGCCGGCGGTGATGGTACGCAGCCCAATAAGCTTCGTTTCATGAACTATCGTCGTGAGAACAAGTCAACGTTCTGGACTGGTCAGGATCACACTCTTCGCCTTCCTGTCGCCCCTGTGAAGAGCGGTACTCTTACTACCCTTGCTGGTAGCTACAAGATTTCTACTCTTGCTGAGCTTGAGTCTCCTGCCTATCCCCAGTGGCTTCTTGGTGAAGAACTCGATTCAGTACTTAAGGGGCTTCTTCCTGTTCGTTACGCTGACGTAACAAATGAAAACTGGGTTGCTCTTGCTTTCGGTCGTAAGAACATTGAGCATAACCTTTATAATCCTATTACTTATGGTTCTGCTGCGGTTAGTGCTGCAACTCTTAAGGCTGAGAAGGGTAGCCCTGACAGTCTAAAGAAGACTGGCGATTACTTTGTTGATCGTGATCTTGGTATTCTTTTCATGTATGAAGATGGTGGTGCCGGTACGCTTGCTGCTGCTGGTACTGTTGTTACATTCAGCTATTCACCAACTCCTGCTGCTGCACTTCTTGGTGCTGATGCTACGGATCCTGATGCTGACTCTGATGATCAGGTTGTTGACGTTGCAGTGTTTGCTGGTGTGAGTGGTAATGTCAAGCCTGGTGATTATCTTGCCTATGACAAGTATTCAAACTTTGTTCCTTATGTGGCTCGTCCTGCTGAAGTTGGTGTCTCGGTTGACAGCTCTGCTGCAAGCGAAACAGTTGCTGGGATTTGCGTAATCTGGTCAGATCCTGCTGGTTACCATCGCCCTGAAGACATTGTTGGTAAGTGCTATACACTTGACCGTTCACCTAAGGCTGATCTTGCTTCTGTCAAGACTTTCCATGATTATGATGGCGTGTCACTCGCTGATCGTACTCCTGGTTCGGCTAATGATGGTCACCCTGCGGAAATTCATCAGTCAACCGGTGGTCAGTTCGCTGCCATCGTGCGCGTCCTACTCTAATTAAAATCATAATCTCAATAAGGAGAACCGAAAAATGTCAAGACTAAAGCACAAGAACCTAGAAATTGCTGATCAGAGTGAGCTTACAGCGCTCATCAAGAACAACGGTTGGCTTCCTGGCTCAGACCACTCCAGCGACTCACGTCTTTCAATCGAAGACGCGATTACGTCAGCTGAGCTTGGGCCCTGGGTCAAGCACTCAATTGTTGAGATTATGATGGAGCCGATGGAGCCTATGCTCAATCTTACCCCACTCCTTGATACCATTCCTGCGCCGGATGGTATTACTGAGTTCCGCCTTCCTGCCCTTTCAGCTTTCACTGTCCATAAGGTCACTGAGCTTGAAGGTTACCGTGAAGAGCGTGTGACAACTGGCGGTGGTATGGCTACGGCCGCCATCGACAAGTGGGGTGTTATGATCTCCCTTACGCAAGAGGCAATCAAGGCTTCCAACTGGAATCTTCTTGGTTACCTTGCTCGTGAGGCTGGTCGTGCTTTCGCTCGCCGCAAGGAGACCGAAATCGCTAAGCACATCACGAACATCAGCGTTCCTGCTTTCGACAATCTTAATCCTGAGCAGTCAGCTCTTGGTATCACCACTGGTCGTGACATTACGCTCAAGACTAATGGTACTCTTACCATTGATGACCTTTTCAACGCGTACCACCTTCTCATCCAGAGAGGTTTCACGCCTGATACGCTAATCTGCCATCCGCTTACGTACCTTATGTTTGTCCGCGACCCCGTCCTTCGTGCATTTGCCATGCAGAGCGGTAGCGGCAATCTCTTTGGTAACTACACGGGTTCAGCTGCCAACGTTAGCGGTGTCCCTGATGCCGTTAAGGGTGTTCTTTCAAAGGGTTATTCACGCGGTCAGCTTGGTACTGGTGCCGATGGTTCCTCGGCCTCGCTTAAGGACTTTAACGTTAATGCCATTACAGCTGCTCCTCAGCTTCCTATTGGTCTTCCGTTTGGTCTCCGCATTGTGACCTCACGCTTTATGCCTTACGATCCTGCTACTAAGCTTACCGATATCGTTCTTTGCGATAGCAAGTCACTTGGTGCTCTAATTGTTGGTTCAGGCATTGTTGCTGATGAGTGGGAAGACAAGTACTTCGAGACCTTCAAGATGAAGTGGTCAGAGAAGTGGGGTATCTTCATGTACAACGAAGGCCAGGGTCTAGTCACGCTTAAGAATATCTTCTGCGACCAGAACTTCTACGCTCCTGAGATTGCACGTCCTGTTTACGATCCCACCTCTGGTTTCCTTCCTGCTGGTGATGCTATCAACGGTAGCTCAAACTTCCCTACTAATTCATAATAATTAGAGGATAAGTAAATAGCCCTCAGGTCGAAAGGCCTGGGGGCTTTCTTTTTGTTATAATGTCGGTATCTAGATATTAATTACTAGGAGTGGATATGAGTTTAGAAGATAAGATTGCCCGCGCCCTTTCAACTGTCACTTCTAATAGGGACATGGAGGCTCTATTCAGAAGGTTAGCCTTTGAAGAGCATCAGGCAATTATGGAAGCAGAGGATTGTGTTATAGAGGCGGAAAGTCTTGAAACTCAAGAAATTACTCTAGTCACTGGTTGCGAAGTTGAGTGCACTCTTGAGTCTTACATTGAGGAGTTCTAGCAATGGCTTTTACTATTCATTCAGTCTGGCCAGATGATGGCTTTACTACTTTTCCTACTGGGGAAAAGATTGAAATTCTTTTTAACCAAGAGGTGTCTGAATTTCTTGCTGAGAATAGTATTAGTTTAGTTGGCCCTGACAATCATATCCTTACAGGGATTGAATTTGAAGAAAAGCTTTATAGGTTTACAAACCAATCCTCTTACTCTAAGACACTTGAAAGTCTTCATTTAAAAGGTGAAGTTCCAGTTGAACTAGAAGTTGTTAGATGCGATGCAGCCGGAGAAGCTCTTCTAGAGCAAATGAGTTATGCCTATGACGCAACTGTCAAAAGTAAATTAATTATTAGACCTAAATCTTTCTTGCAAGAAAAGACTGACTATCGTCTATTGATTAGTGGTTCATCTACTCCTGATAATGAATGGAGTTATATTGGGTCTCGAACTGTGTTTGACGCAGAGAAAGATCTTCTTACATCGCAAGGCGAAGGAATACTTAAAGCTAGTGGATATTACACTGGAGTAGCAAGTGATGTTCTTGTGGTTGAAGTTATTAAAGCAGGCAGTTCGTCAACTTGTAAGTTGAACTGGTATTTTGAAAGCGCTGCACTTGTAACTCATGATCTTTTGCCTTTAACCGGGCGTAATAAGATTGCCAAAGATAAAGATATCTATCTAGAGTTAATTGGTGGGGCAGCTGACGCATTTAAGATTGGAGATGCATGGACTATTAATCTGCGTCCAATAGAATATCTCGCAGATACTTATAAGCTTGATTTCTCAACAGCTGCTAATCAAGTTAAAGAGCTACCCACTACAGTGTCACAGAGCCCAATTGGGTTAGACGCTCCAACACAAGCAGAGATACTGGCCGCTGCTACTGAGTTTCAACTTGTAAAGATTGAGCCGGAGTACGGCTCTAGCAATGTATCTTTAAAGACCAAACAAATTATTCTTACCTTTAACAAAGATATTGATCCTACCAGTGTAACAGCAGATACAATTAAGTTGTTTAGGAATATTATGGATGGCAATCAGGATGCAGTCGACGTTGGCTACTCTTGGATTGTTAATGGCAAAAAAATTATCATTAACATAATAAGGGAATAATATGTTAAACGTAACCCAAGGAGAAACAGTTGATATTGTTTGTCAAGTCAGAGATGGCAATGGCTACTTAACTAATGGGCTTAATCCTATTGTCTCTATTTATCCTTATGGTAGAAAGCCTGGTCTACCTGGGGTAAATCTGGAAGATGATGCAATTGTCTACCAGGACGATCCTGGCGCGGCAACTAAATATGGTCAGTACACTTATAGTTATTTGACTGCTGATGACGCACAAGTTGGTGAATGGTGGGCTTACTTTGAAGTGAATGTTGGAACAGCACTTGTTCCTGTTATGTTTACAAGTCTTGTCCCTTTTACTGTTAGGTCTAGTGGTAATGACAGTAATGCGTATTCTCAAGACGAAGGCTTTGATACTCTGCTTAATAACAATCAATACGTTATTGAGATTAGAGGTATTAAAGAAGTTGGCGCGGCTGTTGGCTCTGTTGGCATAGAGGACGAGTCTTGGTTTACTAGTAGATATACTCCTATGTACGCAACCTATGATCAGGTTCTTTCTAACGTTGGCAGCATTGTAGGTGATGTTGATGCTGATACTGTTAATTATCTTATTTATAGATACTCAAAAGTTGTAGACGCAATGATCTTTAATATGCCAATACAAAATGGTACACAAAAGTGGCTTGACTATGTTAAGATGGAATACGTAATTATTAATAGCTCTATTGATCTTATAGAGAATATTTCACTTGCACTCGGAGCTCCTCGTGCCAAGCAACTTGGTGATCTAAAGGTTGAATGGGCTGATAATGCCGCTGCGTTGAAAGTTAAGATTGAGCAAATGAGAAAGCGTGACGAAGACTTACATAGAATCCTTCATAGCAATGGTAATCTCTCTTATGGTGCTAGTCTTAATGCTGGTATGGCAATCAAAGGATACATGGGAGCAGACTATCCTGCCTTTGGTAGATCAATTGATAATATGCCAAGATTTGCCCCTAGCGTTAACGTCAAAACCAGACTACCTGGATCTTACAGATACTACCCAGATTATGCCTATCAAAATCGTTATCGTTACCGGTACATCTATAGAAATATAAATGGCAACTGGCCAGATACTGGTAGCTAAGGAGGACTAGATGGCAATAAAAGGAAGTCGTTTCTACAGGTCTACCTCAGGTCCAAGGCTTACACAAAAAGAAGTAGACCTACGTAAAGAAACTAAAGATACTTTTGCGGGCTCAGTCTATGAAATTCCAAAAGCATTTAAGGTAATGCTTAGAAAGTTTAGACGGAATGAGAATAAGTATAGAATTCCTTGTTCCTGTAATGTAGCAAAGGAAGGACAGATGCATCAGAGATGCAGTATTTGTCTAGGTGAAGGTTATCTTTGGGATGAGCATTATGTCGATGCTTTTAAGGTTGACATTGGAAGTGACCAAGAAAAAGCTGGCGCTTCTTTGCTTACAGAGATTGGCCGAAGCAAAAAACAGTTTTGCAAGTTTTATGTTCAAAACACAGTGACTATAGACTATGAAGATAAAATTATAGAACTTGCATTAGATCCAGATGGTAGCGTTATCAAGCCAGAGCGCCGCGATCTTACTTGGACAATTAACACATTGAATGAAAAGCGTTCAGATACTGGACGTATTGAGTATATAATTCTTTACTGCAGGAAATACTAATATGTTAGATAACTTAAGCCCATCATTACTTAATGATTTAAACTCAGCTGGCCAACACCTTATCCTTGATATTATTGAGCAAACCGGACTTACATCTCTAGGTAAAAGCAGTGTTCCAAGTAATATAATTCTTGAGCCAAGCGGTAAAGCTATGCTTAAGATTGACAATGAAAAAGTCAGAATTAATAGTATATATGAAGTAATGCCTTTGCTTCAAGAGGTTATTGACCTTGCTACTAAAACAATGGCTCCTTCATGGTTGAATAACGAAAGATTAATTATCCAGAGACCTGTTATTAACGTAGAAAGTGAAACTCCTGCTATTGTATTCAAAGTACTAGATGGAAAGCCAGGCGCAGCGGGCACTGGCGCTGTGAATGCTCCATCTCGTCGAATGGTAACTCCTATACTAAAAGGTAGATATATTGACCCCGAGGATGATACTTCAGAGGTGTATGTTTATAGTCAAAGAATAGACTATAACATCTCACTTAGCATATATGGAAAAACAGCTCATGAGGCTGATATTCTGAAAGAATGGGTCATGGATATCATTAAGGTTTATCTATGGTATGTTAAATACAGTGGAGTAGTGGACTTCACATTTACTGAAGAAACAGGAGATGACGTTGAATCTTTGAGGCATAAACGAACAGTTAAATACGCTGTATCGATAGAAAAACTCACTTGGTCCAGTCTGTTTGTAATTAAAGACGTTGTATTAAAATTATCTTTTTCATAATTAATTAAAGGAGAGTCAATGTATGTAAACCTACCCGGTAGTTACGTTCAACTTCAAGACGGAAATCTTAGTAGCTTTGTCCCAGATAATAGCCAGACTGTTTTAATTATCGGTACTGCATCTAAGGGTTTAACGTCTGAGCCTTATCTCGCTAATGGTCTCCAAGGCACTTTAACTGAATTTGGTTCGAATTCAGAAGTTGCTAAAGGTGTTGCTGAAGCTCGTGCCGGCGGCGCGACAAACATTTATGTTTATCGTCTTCCTGGTGTAGCTCCTTATGTAACAAAGATTGGCGCTGATATTTCTGTTGCTGAACTTGGTTTCAAAATTACACCTAAGCATGCTTCTCCTGAGGCTGCTGCTAAGTATGGCGTTGCATATCGCCACTCTAAGAATATCTCTGACAGCCCAGAAGATAGCGCTAATCAAGTTGCTGCTACTGGCGAGCTTCTAATTGTCAACCTTGAAACTTCAACGATCGTGTGGTCAGGTACGGCAGCAGAGGGTGCTATTATTGATAGCGGTGAAGTTGACGTTGAGTTTGAGTTAGGCGACGTTGCTCCTACTGTTGTTGGTATGGGCGCTGAGGCTGAAGTGCTTTCCGTTAGTGTTACCAGTGGCTCTAAGACCTATGCTAGTGTTGCTACCGAGTATGATGGTTCTGGTCCTGGCACTGGAGCTTTACTTAGAGTTCAAGGTGTTCCTACATTTGATGGAACTGGACCTTACTCAGAAACTACAGTTAGTGTAGTAGGTGGTGGTTCGCTTTATGCAGTTGGCGAAGAGCTTCTTGTTGCTGGCGATCTTCTTGGTGGTGGTGCTGGCACTAACGATCTTACTTTTTCTGTTGCTACAGTCACAGGCGCTGTTCGTACATATACTAATGTTGTGCTTGACGACGGCGACGGCCACGACAATGCTAGAGCAACCATTGGAGTTTCTGCAGGTGGCGTTTACAGTGTAACTATCACAACTCCTGGAACTGGATATAGCGCTGGTGATATTACTGTACTTGGCACTGATCTTGGTGGAGCAAGTACGGCAAATGATGCTACTATTGCTGTTACTGTCAACGTCTCAGGTGCTATAACTGGCGCTGCAGCTACTGGTACAGGTAAAGTTAGAGGCGCAGTAGCATCAATTGCTAGTGTTGCTGGTACATACGCAGCTCAAGGCTTTACAACGGCAAGCCCACTAACATACACATTTGCTATCTCTGGTATTGTTGCTACTGGTGTTACCACTGGTACGCTAACAAGCAATAGTGATGTTGCAGCAGCCCTAAAAGAGGCTCTTAATGATAATGCAGAATTCTTGAAGCTTCCTTTCTACGCTGATAATGATGGCAGTGATCTTTACATTGTTGCCGGTGGTGATACCAATGCGGACGGAGATCTTGTTTATCCTGCAAGCCACACTTGGGCAGGATACACAGCTCGTCCCTTCTTTACGGCTGCTCCTACAGCAACTGGCAACAGTGGCCTTGGTGGTGTGACACTAACGATTGATGATTCATGGTCATATGGTGGGGCTGCAGACATTGGTCTATACCCAGCTGATCCTCTTCGTCCTTTTGCTTCTGCAGTTGGCGGTGTGTTTGTGCAGCTTGATTACATTAAGGCTGGCGGTCTCGCTCGCTCTTACGGAATCAACAAAGCACCCTATACCCATCTAGGCCTTACTGATTATGCGGTACTTAATACTACTAGCGTTACTCAGTCTGTATTTTCTCTAGGTGAGACTGGTGAAGTTCTTCCTGCTATGAAGCGCTATGAGAAGCTTCATACCTGCTTCGAAGAGCTTGATCTTGCTTCCTTTGATTATGTTGTTGCCCTTAATGCTAACTTGAATGAAAAGCC